GCACTTGGTGCATCTGGATCTATGTAGTTGCTAGTCAACAATGTTGTAATTGGGGTCAATGTTTGCATGCTGGTAGTACCAGTGTTGCTCCAACGAGCGTCAGCAAACAACCAACCATTTGGACTTATATGGTCAGCGGTATTTTGTAATACCCAACCGTTAACACCTGTTCCAACTAAGGAATTGTAAACATAAATCACTTGTCCGTAGTTGCTACTAGATGCACTTTCAATCCAAATATCACCAGTAACTAAAGCTGTACCATCAGACTGTGTTAATGGAGCGCTTGCGCTTACTAGTGGACCCATTGGATCAGTACTTGGGAACGCATTTTGATAACCAACCCATTGTGTTCCGTTGTTGTACATAACATCAACATCACCGATGTAACTGTTGAACCAGTTAGTACCATTCATTGGTGCAACACCTGGTGCAGTTGCTTGTGAGTAATAAGTTAATGGAGTCCAGTTGCTTACTTCAAAACTATAACCAATATCACCTGCTGGAGCAAGTTGTAAATTAGCCACAGTGCCAACAGCACCTGCGTTAACACCAATGCCGTTTAACGGACCGTGTAAACCATCTACCAATTCAATTTCACCACCTAATTTGTGACTGATAACCAATTGGTTGTTTGAAGCATTCCATGTAGCACTTACATTTACTACACTTGTGCTAGTGTTGATAGCTGCCGCAATTGCTTGACCAAGGTACCCACCTGGGCTAACGTGAATTGTTGCACTGGAGTTCCATTGTCCACTTGACAATGTTTCTCTTAAATTAAATGTACCGCCAATGTTAACAGTAGTTGCACTGGTTAGCGATAGTGTTGTAGCACCTACATTACCACGGTAGTATGCTTTAAAATCAGCAATACCTAAATTGTCAATATCTGTATCAATAAAGATACTGTTTAATGCAATTCCTAAACCACCTGTTGTGCTGTCTAAATTAGCAATAGCATCTTGCTTACCTGCATACAATGGAGCATTAACACTGGTCCATGATGCAGTATTGCTGTTGTAATATTTTACGTCCCAAATTGAACCGTTACTGACTTCGTTGGTACATACCCAAATACTACCTGATGGAGCGTTGCTTCCTGTAGCAGATGTAAAATCTGGATATGCATAGTTTGGTCCAATAACAAATTGTTTGTTAGTATCAAAAGTCGATTGTACTCTTACCCAACCTGCTGTTGCTGACTTGTAATACAATCCATTTGTGTCTGCATCTAAAGCGCTTTGTCCTGGAAGAACAATTGCAATGCTTCCAACAGAACCAAAAGAACTTAAAGGTAGACCACCGGAAAATACTGTGTCGTAATTTGTATCATCAATGATCAGTGGAGTTACTTGTGAAAATGCACCTAGTCCGTTGTTAGCAGTTGCACTCCAAACGTTAACGCCAAAGGTGCTATCTGCGGTATCTAACCAAACTGTGCCTCCTGGTGGAGTACCTTGTGGAATAGCTGTTGAACCAGCAATTTGTGCTAGGTCAATATCAGCACGAACAATGTACGCTTGGCTGCTTGCACCCAATACGCTGTATGCGGCTTGTAATCCATATTCGTTAATTTCGCTAGCATTTACTGGGGAACCAGATGCTGTTTGGAAATGTGGAGTTCCAAATGTGTCCACTAAATCACGTTGACTAGTGATAACCCAGACAGTGCCTGCGTTTGCTTGTGTTGTGCCTTGTGCAATTCCTGTGCCGCTAGCATTTGTTTTATTTTCTTCTGTCGCTACAAAAATCAGTGGAACTGTTCCTGGCGCGGCTGGCGCATAGAAACTTTGGTCTATAACTGATACGCTAACGCCTGGTGATTGTAATGTTTGTGCCATCTTCAAAACTCCTTAGTGGATTACTTTGTTTTATTTAGCTTACAATCCAAAAAATTAGAGGTTAAATACCTATTGAAAAGGGCGTTAAAAGGGCGGTGTATGAGGAATCTTTGCAAACAATGTGGGGTCAAACCTGTTGCTGTTAACTACTATAAAGAAGGCAAGCCCTATTATAGGTCAAAATGTGACCACTGTAGTAAAGGCAGAAAAGGTGAAAGGCCACTATGGGCCTTATATGGTTACAAGAAAAAGTCAGTATGTGAGAAGTGTAATTTCACTTCTAAGTATCCTGAACAGTTTAATGTGTTTTATGTGGATGGAGATTTAACAAATAACCGATTCAGTAATCTCAAGACTGTGTGTGCAAATTGTCAACGAGTCCTACATAAAGAGGGCGTTCGCTGGCGTCAAGGGGATCTACGACCAGATTTCTAACTTGGTTAAACAGCTCATCAATGGTGCCATCATTTTCAAATACATAATCAAACTTAGTACCAACCCATGCAGTTTCGCTGGCATGAATTTTTAGTTTGTCCATCCTAGTCTTGGCCAACATCCAATTTATATGATGGTCTCCGGAATTCATGTCTATTGCATCTTGATACCAGTCAGGTTCAGGACCACGCTTGACACGGATAACAATGCCGCCAGCGTCTTTGATTGATTTAATTTCATTAGGGAATCGGCAATCACTGATAACAATATTGTCAGTGCTGTTACGCAGTTTATTTTCTAATGCGGCAATCCAGATATCATCGTTGAAGCCTTTACGACAAACTTCTGTACCCCAATATTGTAAGACCCAGCGAGGAGTTAATTCTGGCATGTTTAAGCGCTCTGCCCACCAAGGATCAATTTGTTCACGCCATTCACGAGCTTGTTTAGTGCGGCCTTCTAACATGGTTCTGTCCCACCCAAACACTAAACTAACTGCATCTTTGAGACTGTTGGCAAAACTTTCTCGTCTAAAACCATGAAAGTTAGTAAGATAATCTGCAATAGTATCTTTGCCTGAACCAATAAATCCGCACACACCAATAATCATAGAGCCCCCTAATATTAGCTCAAGTATATAACAGTTTTATTACAAGTGTCAACAGGTATTTTAACCAGTTACCCAAGTTAATGGAGTAGAACCTTCTTTGTAGTTGATTAGATCTAATTCTAATTGGTCCATTTCGGCTTTGGCTTCAGCCTTTAGTGTAGCACCATTTAAACCACTGCTACCTTGTGGACCGGCAATTGCGGGGAATTTTTCACGAGCTTGCCCTAACATCATTTTGGCATTGGCCAAACTGTAGTCTTTTAACCATTGCCCAGCGTAAACGTCTGCTAATAAATTAAAGTCTGGACGATAATTATACATCCAAACTAATATCTGTTCTGGTGCGAACGGACGTTGTTGAACAGTCAACGTATGATTTGTGGGGTTAAACACAAAATTGATATCGCTACCGAACATTTTACCGACCTGCTTTTGGTATCCAGCAAAGGCATAATAAGTAGCCAAGCCGCCCATGTTTGTTGAAGCTAACAAATATGTGTTTGAATACGCCAAGTTGAATGGCTCAAACAAACTTCCGCCATCTCCACCACCGGTGCGTGAACCAATACTGCGTCTAAAAAGTTGTCTAACACTGATAACTTCTTTAGGCAAAACATATTCGTTAACGTCTACAGTTAAATCTAAAAATCCATAACTTTCCTCAACAGCATTACTACTGCGTTGGCGGTATTTGGCCAGCGCACGATCAATTGCGGTATTGTAGTGTATGGGATCTAATTCAACATCAACCATTCCATCGCCCAACATGGCTTTGCAATAGTCAATTACTGTTTGGCGGGATTGTTCTGTATCGTTCATATGAATATTTAGCAATAAATATACTACTATGCCAAGACTATCTTTATACCGTCCCGAAAAGGGCAATGATTTTAAATTCATCGACCGCGTTGTCAACGAACGTTTTCAAGTGGGCGGGACCGATGTCTACATTCACAAATATCTAGGACCAGTTGCTTCTACTGGGACTAATGTTACTCCAACTACTCCCGCAAATACTGGGACCAATATTATTCCTGAATTAGGTATACAAGATGTGTTGTTCATGGAAAATAGGGACCGTAACTACGAACCTGATGTGTACATTATTCGTGGTATCTATCAAATGCAAGATTTAGATTTCAATCTAAGTCAATTTGGATTATTCTTAAACAATGATACCATAATGATGTACTTGCACCTAAGAGGTCATGCTGAAGCATTGGGTAGAAAAATTATGAACGGTGACGTTATTGAGCTACCGCATTTAAAAGATGAATATGCATTAGATGACAATTATGTTGCTCTAAAGAGATTTTATGTTGTGCAGGATGTAACTCGTCCAACAGCCGGATTTAGTGTTACTTGGTATCCACATTTAGTTAAAGCAAAATGTGTACCGTTGGTTGATAGTCAAGAATTTTCACAAATACTTAACCAAGATAGCGGCAACGGTGATGGTTCTACATTACGTGATTTGTTATCAACATACAATCAAACTATACAAATTAATGATCAAATTGTTGAACAAGCTATGTTAGACGCGCCTGTTTCAGGATACGATACTAGTATGTTTTATGTTATACCTACAAGAGAATCTGGATTACTAGATACTGCTGATGCTAGTGATACAATAGATGATGCCAGTTTAGATCAAGCAGTATTAGACGCTAGTATGGTATTGCATACACCTAGAAAAAAATTATATGTAGGCTATTTGACAGGATCGGGAGTTCCGCCAAACGGTGCAACATTTGGATCTGGTATTGTATTCCCGTACAAACCAGCACAGGGTGCATTTTTCCTACGCACTGATTTTATGCCAAATGCTCTATATAGATTTGATGGAGACAACTGGATATTGTATGATAAGAATGTTCAAATGACCATGAACGAGTTTGGTGCAGAAGATACAACATCAGGTGTATTTGCTGGTAAACAAATTAGACAAACACAGAAAACTGGGTTCATCAATAATACTACCACTGCTACGATCAATAACAATGTGGTTGTAGAACGCCAAGCATTAAGCAAAGTACTAAAACCAAAGGCAGATAATTAAAATGGATTTCTTTTATGACGGTCAAATACGTAGATATTTGACACAATTTATGAGAGCGATGAGCAATTTTGCTTATCAAGATAACTCTGGAAACCTTACAAGAATACCCGTAATGTATGGCGATCCCAATCGTCAAGCCGCAAGCCTATTGAAGAAAAACACTGAAAATACAATTCCGT